ATATAGTAATGTTTGTGGATCTTACGTTCTGTCCTGCTGGACTAGAACCTGATACGCCACTGTTAGATGAACTGTCTGGTGTAGACTTGCTTTCACTGGAACCAAATTTATCGACTAGGTTAGATATTGAAGGAAAGAAATACTTACCCTGTGTGTTGTTGCCACGTAATACATCTGTAGCAAGCCCTGTAATATCTCTGAGAGCCGTCTTCTTAAGGTCTGCATTCTTAAAGGTATCTCTAGCTCTGTATGCATCTAGAGCGGCACTTAAAAAATTACCATCTGCAATCTTGTCGCCAATACCGCCAATAGTATTAATGACACCACCTTTGCCTATAATAGTGTCTCTTCCTCCCAGTGTCTGCAGTGGACTAGGTGTTGTATCGTAGTGTATTATACCAAATCCTCTTACTTGATCGCTCGTCACTACACCTTCTCCTAGGTATCTTATTTGCTCTGGCATCACAGTCATTTTACTAGACATAAATGCATCACCTGAATAATCGTGATTGCCGTGTTGAAAACTTGTTATTATAGGATTCTCAACAACATAATGAGTAAATGTCTTTTGGCTTAGACTGTACACATTAATTCTAGCAATAAAGTTACCTTGTACATCACCTTTTTGGCTATATCCCCATTGGTCAGTTGTTCTATTTCCGTACGTGCTTAAGTTAGGATCATATACAGGGTTCTCATGATCTGCATCTCTGTAATTGTGTTTGAGGTAAAGTTCGTGGAATTGTTTTACTACATTTATTGTATCATCGTGAAACTCTATTGTAATAGGTTCGTAGTTAACTTTTGTCTGAATGTTTACTTTTCTGTTATAAGCATGTAACTGTTCAGTGTCGTAGGTAAAGCCAGGTAATGTGACATTTTTTGCTAACATGCCTAACTCAATACTTTGCTCGTTGCTTAACGGATTAAACTGAGGATTAAGTTCTATGTTTACATGAAATAACGAACCATGTTTTGGAGCAAGAGCATAATTGTTGTCCAAAAACATACGCTGTGCATGTTTAAAGTCTTTAATATAATCTGCTGTTGTAGCAGTATCTGCTAGATTCTTAACCTGTTTGCCAAGACTGTCAGTGACGTCTATCCCAGTACCTGCTTTTATGGCAGAACTGGCGGCGCCTAAGCCTTTCTGAAACACACCTGATAATAAATTTGCCATACTATTATTTATCCATAAAAAAAGCAGGGTTTTTATATGCCCTGCTTAGTTTATACTACTGTGTTACTACGATTAACCTGTAATTGTTTGACCTACTGTTCTACCAACTGTAGTACCAAGACCTGTTCCAAGTGGTGTTTGCACTGCATTGTCAAAACTAATTGACATTTGTAATGTAACTGGCTCATCACTGCCATAGCTTACCTCACCGTATGCTACGCTAGTTAAGAAACAACCATATAGTTCCCATGTTTCTAATGTTGTTGGAGCAAATGCACCGTTACCACCGTCTAATATTTCACATCTTGTAATAAACTTGTAGTCGATACCTGATGCCGCACTAGACTGTTCCATAAAGTCATATTGCTTTTGCATCTGTTCGCCAACTAGTTTGGAAACATTACCTTGGGCATCATCACGCAAGTTAACAGTGGATGTAGGGCGTCCACCTAAGTAAATTCTTGAGTTGTAAATTGGAATTTCCATACGTTCTTGTGAAACTGTAGGACGCATAAAATCTACAACTTGTTTTGTTAATTCACTACGTGGAGTTGTAATACCAAAGTTTTCAAAGCTCACTCTAAAGCGATACTTTAACTTCGGCATCAACAAGCCTTGTGTGCTTGCCGACTGGTCACTAGCTAAAGGTACCGTAAATTTGTTTAAACTTGATACTGCCATTTCCTTGTCTCCTTGTTAGTAGTATTTATAGTATACTACTTGCACAAATGAGAGCCTAGTGGCTCTCATAATATGCGTACTTTATTATACACTAGTTCCTGCAATCTCACCTGTGTTCTTCAATCTAATCGGAACAAAGATAAATTCAGCAGCCTTAACTGGCTCAATAGCAACGTCTACATATAGTTCGTTTCTATCAATCCTAACTGGTGTGTTGTTTGTTTCATCACATACAACAACATAGTCATTTAAGGCTCGCTTTGCAACTAGGTCATTACATAACTGCTCGACGATCTGCTTAATCTCGTCTCTGGTCAACTTGTCATTAGGCTCAAACACAAATGGTTTTGCTAATGTGTCTAAGTTAGTTCTCATATACACAACAAGTCTTGCAACGTTAATCCTGTCAAGTGAACTTGGTGCATTTGGATCACGTGTCTTTTGACCATACACTGTTAAACCAATACCTGGAAGGAATGTAATAGGGTTAATCTTGTTCTCATAAAGACTATCTCTTACACCTTCTGTTAACCCTGCTAAGACAAATTCGCCAGTTGCGGCATTAACATATCCTAACTGAGTAGCATTGTCAACTAAACCTCGCTTAGTACCTGCTGGTGCAAACCAAGGGAAACTAACATCGTCACTTCTAACTATTGTACGTAATGCCATGTGACTTGGAGGAACAACAATTGTGCTTCCAGTTAAGTCAGTACTCTGTGCTGATGGATAGTATAAACCAACATACGGATCAGTTGTAGTTGCGCCTATTCCTAACCATGCACCAGTGTTGTTATTATAGTTACTAATTTCCGTAGCACTAGGTGCTAATCTAAACGGCGTGTCAGCAACTATAAATGCAGTGTTGCGTCTGTCATTGTTTAGACTTACCATATTAGCAGTTAACTCCTCATAACCAGGAGCGGCTATAATATTGTATACATTTTGCTCTTCTCTAATTTCTGTATTACTGTCTAGTGCTGACTTCATAGCGGCTACAACAACTTGTCTAACTGCTTTTCTACCCATGTAAGGTGAACCGTCTGACTTATTGCCTGCCTTGTTTACCCATGCATCTTTAATTGTTGGTAAACTGCCTGAGAAATCATCTGCATTAAAGTAGTCGTTCTTAAACTCTTTAACATTGTACCCACTTCTACGTGTGTTGAACAACAATGTTCCTCTTGGATAAAGTGCGGCACTTGGAACATCTAAGTCTGTATAGTTAGATGTCAGTAAATCTGTTGTTAACGGTAAATCACCGGTAATAGGATTTGTTGTCCCGTCTGTATCCCATCTTGCATCAGCAAATAAAATGCCGTTTTCAGATGTTTGATCAGTGTTGTCTATTAAAGTCCATTCTGCATCAGTAGCATCGTATCTGTAAAGTGCTGGATAATTCTCTAAATTACTTGTGTTAATCCAAAGATCGCCACTTACAAGAGCTGTACTATCGCTCTGTGTTGTAGGCTCACTAGCGGCAACAATAACTCCTTCTGGATCAGTAGCAGTTAAGTCATAGCCTCTTGCATCAGCGGCTAATGTCTGGTAACCTTTCCAGTTAGTACCATCATGTATCATAATGTCTACATCATCTACTGCGTTATAGTACCAAAGTGTACCTGTTACAGGGTCTGCATTTGGTGTTGTTAGACTTGCTGTATAAGTTAAAGGTATCCAGTTACTTACTATTAAATCTGAATCGTTACCTGCTCTCACATTGCTTAATGATGTAGTGATGCCAGCAGTTGTAAGAGGGGTACCTGATGTGTTCTTTAACACAATAACACCACCGCCTGTGTGTTCAATAACAATTTTACCTGCGCTGTTAACACTAGCAGTAATCTGTGATAGACCTAATGCTAAAAGATCACTAACTAGGCCGGCTGCATCAGTGCCACTTAATGTAACTGTCTGAGCAGTGCTTAGTGTTTCACTGTTAGGGACACTCTGCTGAATAGTAAATGTGTTACCACCAGTTAACACAGGATTTGCAACGCTTCCTGTAACTGTTGTGTTACCTGTTGCTGTACGCTTATATAACTTGTATGTTGCGGAATCGTCTTCTAAAACATCATACTGCACATAAACACTACCTGCTCCAATATTTTTACCACCACCAGTAGCATCTAAAGTTTTATTTGCTGACTGGTCATTCTCGTACACAGGTGCACTTACTGCTGAAAATGCGTCAGTTGTGCTAGAGTATATACTAACATCAAAACTTGCACCAACGTTTGCAGTAGTAGTTTTAATCCATACGCTTCCTGTTGGTCTAGGAGCTGAATCATTTGTTTTCCAAGTGGGTACACTTGTGTGAGCCGCTTGAGCTAATGCAGGTCTGTAGTAAGTACCAGCTGTGATGCCCAAATCAGCTAATGGTGTTCCTGAACTATTGCTTATAACAATCGCTCCATCTGCTGTACTGCCGTCAGATGTTGCTGTACTGTCTGCGAATATAGTTAACAGTCCACTTGCATCGTATGCTGTAATACCTGTAATACTTGCAGTATTAATGTCTGATACTAAACTTGCAACTGTTGTTCCTGTTAATGTTACTGTAGAACCATTAATAATAATGGCTTCACTGCTTGTTAGTGTTGGGTTAGAAGTTGTTGCTATAACAGTTCCGTGCGAATTCTGCCAGCTTGTGCTTCCTACTAGTACCCAACTATTGTCATACTTCTTATAGTAAACTGGGTTATTAGTATTAGTTGTAACTACTACGTAGTCACCAATATTACCAATACTTGTTTTAGGTACACCACCTGTTAGGTCTGATGTACTTGTTATAGCAGTAGGCACTTTGTTGGTAAATGCTTGTGTAGCACTGTTCCATTCAAAAATGCCCCAAAGTGTGTCTGATAAATCTAACCAATAAGTTCCATTAGCAGGGCTTCCAGTAGGACGTACTGTAGTACCAACTAATTCGGCTGTATTTACATCTGCTCTAATCATATAAACTCTATTAGATACGCCAAGTAAACTATATGCTGTCATTAGTCCATACTCATTAATGTCATAACCATGAATAGGAGTTCCTGAACTCGTCTTATAGAATGTTGGGGTACCAAATAGGCTTGTAAGTTCCCTCTGGCTAGTTGCGGCTACCAACTTGCCTGCATTTGCGGCTGTAGTTGCTGTAGCTGTTGTGCTAGAAGGATTCAATTTGTCCTGTGCTGTCGCTAATACAATTAAAGGGATAGATCCCAATTGATTAGGCGCATAGTTACTTTCATCAGTAACTGTTACTTCTACTCCAGGTGAAATTAATGCCATCGTAGTAT